CTGCAACCTGTGCGCCTTGTGATCCCAATCCTTTATTAAAAGCTTCAGCTACGACCTCAGCACTAAATATACTAGTAGCCGCACCAGCTAATGCGCCTAGAGCTTCTTTTCCCGTCATGCCAGAGTTTATTGCAGCTTCCGCTGTTGCTCCGAGTAACCCTAAATCAATATTGGAATAGCTAACAGCATCTTGAAATTGAATGGTATTAGGGAGATATAGTACGCATTTCCTACCAGATCCTAGATAACTAGGAAGCGGGCTTCGTGTACTAGATCTAACCCCCGTCATAGCGCGGATCTCTTCTTGCGACAAATCATTGGTCTGAGTTGGTGTATCATCTTCTGGGTCTGTAGTAACTCTAGTATCCTTAAAAAGCCTATCTACTAATTCTTGCTGTATAGTAGCACCTTCCTCTTGTTTAGCAACAAAGGAAATACGACCCTTATAATTATCATTATCTTCTAAAGGGTAACGCAACCGTTGTTTAAAAGCTTTTTGATTTAATTGCATACTATTTGTTACTGATGCAACCCCAGTCCTAGCTATCGCATCGTTTAAAGGATCTACCATAATTCTTCCTAATAAATAAACTAAGTTACAACTATTTATAAGGTTATTATGGCATATTCTGGAAGATATAGAGTAAAGAATAGAAGCAAATATAAGGGTAACCCTGACAATGTTGTTTTTAGATCCTTATGGGAGCGTAATGCCTTTAAGTGGTGTGATGAAACTAAGGAAGTAAAATACTGGGTAAGTGAAGAGGTGGTTATACCATACTTATGGGAAGTAGATAAGAAGTACCATAGATATTTTATGGATCTTAAGATTACCTTTTCTAATGGTAAGACCGTGCTTGTAGAAATAAAACCAGAAAAGGAAACTAAACCCCCTGCTTTTAATGGAAAAAAGACAAAGAGATATATTAATGAAGGTATGACGTATATAAAGAATATGAATAAGTGGTCAGCAGCTCAAGAATATGCAGCTGATAGAGGGTGGGGGTTTGAAATTTGGACTGAAAATAAATTATCAATAATGGGAATATTGCCTAAACCTAAAAAAACTATTAAACCTATAAAGAAGTTACCTCCACTAAAAGTGAAAAAACGTAGATAAATAACATTATGGCTAATATATTTAATAAGTTAGAACTAGAAGCATTTAAGGCAGGTATCACCCCTAGGACAGCTGAGTCTAGGGCTTGGTTTCGTCGTAAAGCGCAGCAACTTCGAAGAGTAAATAGAAATGCTCTTATGAAAGAAGAACCAATTGAACTGCAGGGCAACCAAGTGGTGGGGTCTATGTTCATGTTTTTCTATGATCCTAAGCATAAAGATACTCTCCCATATTACGATAGTTTCCCTCTTGTTATACCTATTGGTCCTGCTGATAAAGGATTTATAGGATTAAACTTGCATTATATTCCTCCAATGCTGAGAGCTAAGCTTTTAGACTCACTTATGGATATTACTAATAATGATAAGTTCGACAATACAACTAAGTTTAATTTATCATATGGAATGCTAAAGAGCGCTCAAAAATACAAATGGTTTAAGCCTTGTGTAAAGCATTATCTCAACTCACATGTAAGAAGTAGATTTGCTAGAGTACCAGCTACAGAGTGGGAAATAGCAGCTTTTCTACCCACAGCAGATTTTCAAAAAGCTAGCAACTCTAAAGTTTATGCCGATTCTAAAAGGATGCTTTAATGGATATTAATCAATTAAAATCTGTAGTTTCAAAAGGACGAGGGTTTGCTAGTGCTAATCAGTTTATGGTCACTCTACCATCTCTAGGTAGTTATGACACGAGAGATCTTAATGTACTCTGTACAAACGTCAATATGCCCGGTCGTCAAATCCTTACACAAGAGAGACTTATTGGTATTAAAGGACGTAAGATGCCTAACGGATTTGCTTCTGATGATGTTAGTATGACCTTTCATGTTATGAATGATTATACTATTAAAAAATACTTTGAAGAGTGGCAAAATAAAGTAATTAGTCAAGATAGTTACGAAGTGGCATATACAAATGAATTTGCAGAAGATGTAACTATAACTCAATTAAAAAAGGGAACAGCTTTTGATTTTCCTATTGATAAAATCTTTGGAATAGATATCGATATAGATATACGCTCTAAAGAATCAATTATGTATCAGGTAAAATTACTAGATGCATTCCCAACAACGATGAATGCAATTGAATTTAATAATGAGCAAGACGGTCTAGTCAAGCTCAACGTCCAGCTTTCATATAGAAATTGGACTCGTGTAATATAAGGATGATAATTTATGGCACTACCCAAACTTAATGATGTACCTTACTACTCTGTAGTAATCCCATCTACTGGAGTAAGCACTAGATACAGACCCTACCTAGTGAAAGAAGAAAAAGTATTACTTATTGCGTTAGAGTCAGGGGACATGAAACAGATATCTAACGCAACTATAGATCTAATAAAAAATTGTTTAGAAGATAATATTAATATTGACTCTTTGTCAGTGTTTGATATCGAATACCTATTCGTTAAAATAAGAACAAAATCGGTAGGTGAGACAGTTAATTTAAATTTTCTATGCTCCAGTTGTGATACTGAAAATGAAGCTGTACTAAATTTAGATAGTGTATCAGTTCCTATACAATCTAAAGATAAAAGAACTATAGCATTAACAGATGATGTTACTGTAGGGATGAGATATCTTTCTTATAATGAGAGTAATGAAAACGAACAGATATCTTCTCCAACTTCATATGCAGAATATATGTTCGAAACAATTTTAAGATCTATGCATACCGTGAATACAGAAGAAGAAAGTGTTTTAGTAAAAGATGAACCTGATGAGAGTAAAATAGAATTTTTAAATTCTCTTACAACAGATCAATTTAATAAGTTGAGATCTTTTATTGAATCTTCTCCAGCAGTAAGCTGTAAGGTAGATTTTAAATGTGAAGAATGTGAAAAGGAAAATAGCTACACCTTGAAAGGGCTTAATGATTTTTTCGGTTAGCCCTTTCACATGACAACTTAGTGAATTTCTATAATGTAAATTTTTTGTTAATGGAAAACCATAAATATACATTATCAGATCTTTATAATATGTTGCCGTGGGAAAGGGAAATATACGTTACGTTGTTAACCAATCAATTAAAAGAAATAGAAATGAGAAGAGAGCAAGGCGTATGACATCTTTAGTAGAAGTTGCAAAGCTAGTAAGAGAAGGAAATCAAACATCTGAAGAGAGTAATAAACATCTTCAGAGTTTAGATAGTGCCTTCAATAAATTTTTTAAGATTCAAGAAAATGATAGACTTGATCGCTTAGAAGATAGACTTGATGCGGCAAGAACTCGTAGAGTGACTGCTACATCTACTGGTAGATCTGCTGGGTCTGGTGCTATAGCAACTGCTGCTGGAGCTGCCACAGGATTAATGGGCAACTTAAAAGATTTTCTATTATTCCTTGCTAATCCTTTAGGATGGGTAAAGTTATTAGCTAAGGCTACCTTTGGTGTAGGAGCTGCCGTCGTTGGTGCTTCTTACAAAGCTTTACGTAATGTTATTGATGATAGATTAAAGACACAAAGAGGACTTCTTAGAATAGAAGCTAAGCAACTAAAAGATGCACAAGCAGCTGAAAAAAAAGCTATTCAAACTAAAATTACAGAAGAACAAAAAGCTACTAACGATGCTAAAAGAGCTATGAAATCGCAAATCAGAGCTGCTGAAAAACAATTTAAAATTGATCAAGATAAGGCAGCGCGTGCTGAAATAGTTAGAAAAGCTAGATTAGATTTTGAAATGCAGCAAGAAAGACTCTACCGTGCAAGAGAACAAAAAAGGGAACAGAGAGCGTATCAAAGAACATTAAATGCTGCTATTAAAGGAAGTAATACTGATACTTTAAAAACAGTAGTAGCTGAAGGCAATTCTAAGTTTTCAAATGCTTCTAATACTGACTCTTCATTAAAAAGAACGCCGGCATCTGCAATGCCCACCCCTGATGCTATAGGCGGCGCTATGGATTCTTCCGTATCCACAAACACACCTAATAAACCTGGAGTTCAACTTAATACTACCGGTCTTAGTACATCTAACCTAAATGCCGATACGACGGAAGATATCAAAACCTCAACCCGCTTAAAAGGATTTTCAGATGCAGAGCTTAAAAATGTGGGTGTTTACCGACAGATTAATAAGCTAGGAGTAGCTCAATATAAAACCATAGATGGTAACACATATGCAAATCATCAAAATTTATTAGAAGAATTAAATAAAGATAAAGCCATTCGCAGCAGGAGTGTAAGTACAGGTAACACCACTTTAAGAGTGGCGGGCGCTTATTTTGATCCTATAGGTTCTGCTGTTCAAGAGGGTTTAGAATACGGAGCACGATCTACTAAAGGTACAGCTTCTAGAATACTTGGCGGAGCTGCTAGAATATTTGGAAGTGTGGGGTTTAACGCAGCACTGTTATCTGTTATGCCTTCAGCGCTGGCAGATGGCTCTATATCAGGTCCATTTCAAAGATTGTATGAAAATATGATCGCTGCTCTAATAGAAGGAGACCCTAATAACGTAGTAGCTGCTAGAGATCATATGAGGGAATATGTAGATAGAGTAGCTGGAGGTAACTTACAGCATGTCACATCAGGTGCAGAAATGTTAGGACTGTCTGATTACATTCTTGGAGCTAGTGAACAAGAATTAAGAGCCTTTACTACCATGCAATACGTTCAAAGGACAGGTTCAATATTTAGAAGAAATCCAGCCCCGCAAGGTGTTGGATCTGGGAGAGTAGTTGGAATGGAAAGAGGGCTTATAGGAGATGAATTAAACGCTCTTGATGCTATAGCAGAGAGTAACTACCGAATGGGTATGCCCCCTAGCATTAATCCAGTAAATAATACAACTAATAACTATAAAATAGATTCACCAGGTGCATCAGGTATGGGTAGCACTTCTGATGGAAATGATAAGCTTATGGAAGCTATGTCTATACAATAATAAAAAAGGGGGCTCAAGGCCCCCTTCTCTTTAATTTTCTGCTGCTAGTTTAGCAAAATAACTCATCGTATCATCATCGTCCATAGACGACTCTGCAGTCTTAATAACTGGATCAGGTGTACTTGCTATATCTGTAGGTGTCTGCGCTGGAAAGCTAGGGGTATTAGCTGTCTGATCTAAACTCTCTATAACTCTTGCAGTCATAGGAGTAGATGATTCACCAAGCACCACAGCTAGTCGAGCTTTAAGCTCATCATATGTCTTATAATTCTTAGCATCAGACCACTCAGATAGATCATATTGCTTATTATAATAAGCTTCTAGGGTGTCATCATCACTAGAAATAGGTGATGGAGACTTAAACGCAGATGCATCATAGTTAGGGTAGCCTTCGACTTTACGAATCTTTAATGTAAAGTCAGCGCCTTTCCACATATCAAACGGATTTACTGGCACCTCATCTGGAAATTGAGGTTGCATACTATCCATAATTTTATCAAAGATCTTCTTACCAAAACGATAAAGCATCACTTTACCTTCATTATCAGGAGCAGAAGGATCTGAGATAACTAGTACATTAGCTACATAGCGCAGATTGCGCTTACGTTCACGTACAGTGCGTTTAGCTTCTTCAGAGCCATCTTCATTCCACAATCGGCTATTAGACTCAGACAATGGATCTGATTGACCAAGAGACGTCAATGACTTCTCAATATACCATTGGCCTGTTGGACCCTTAAAGAAGTGATCCCAATATCGTACCCATGGAGTAGGGGCTTCTGCATTACCTGGTAAAAAGCGAATAACAGCGTATCCATTACCTGCTTTATCTCGTGTAGGTACCCAGAACCGATCATCAGTTACATTATGCTTCTTAGTATCTTCAGGGCCTGAATTAGAAGCTGCTTGTACTAGCTTAGATAGGTCAGTACGGTTATTTTTTAGTGCTGCGAAACTCATATATATTTTCCTTGTATATCTTAGTATAATTTTTTGTCCACATAAACATTATAACACATTATATAGTATTAGTCAACTGGCAATGTATTACCTTTAGGTAAATAATTGAGGTTCATTGCCTCTACCTCAATTTTCTCTTTAATACTTCCAGACACATACTTACGTATATCTTCCAGGTCGAGATCTATATCTTCACAGATATGAATAACAGCATCCATATAACTATACCGATGATCTCTTACTTTTTGCTCTACTATTCTTGCGAACTTGTTTTTTGTTAGAAACTGATCTTGATCCATTTTCCTCATCTGCCATTTCTTGAGTATATACCCCTATATCAGAATACATTACCCCTATAGTTCTTTTAGGAGTACCGTCCTTATTATAAGCTATATTAGTGCATTTATACTTTACTTTAAACTGACGCTCGTCCCCATAATACAAATCTCGGTAAACACCATCACGTAGATAAGCTTGCAAGTTGTGCAAGTAACCCTCTTCGATAAGATAAGCAGCTTTCTCACCT